TCAGGTAGATCTAAGGACTGTCCCCCTCCTCCTCCGGCCGGCCGGGCAGGGGGACGGGGCCGTCCGCCTCCAGCAGAAGGGGGCGGAAAGCGCACCGCCTCCGGCGCCTCCGCCCATGGGGCAGCAACACCGACAGACGCAGCCGCCCTCCCGCCGCTCCACCGGGCCGATGATCCAGGGATGCGGCACCACCACATCCCCCGCTTCGTCCCGCTGCGACAGATCAAGCGGCGCCCCTTCGGCCGCGGCCGACAGATCCACCCTCTCGCCGTTGATGATCAGGGTTTCCCCTTCGCGGATCAGCGTCAGCGTGCTGTCCATCCGAACCGGAACCAGCGTGATGATCATGACACCCCCCCTCAGAACCAGCGGCCGATCGCCATGCGGCTGTGCGGAAGGTTCACCCCCGCACTCGTCATGACCGTCGCCCAGTTGCGATAGGCCTGCGACGTCGTTGTCGCGGCACCCCGCAGGAAACAGCCCCCATAGCGGTCCGACCGGGTGCCCGTAATCGTAACCGCAGGCGGCACGCTGAACGCCGCCGGAAAGGTCCAGGTGATATCCGCCGGGCTGACCCACAAATTCGTGTGCGGGTTGTCCGTCAGCCCCTCGGTCGTCACGATACGTTGCCAGCAGATCTGGGTGCCATCGGCATAGCGCACATAGTCCCCGTTGCTGTTGCTGCCCCGTTCGATCACCGCCCCCGTGGGCACCCCGCCGGACTGGGACACCGAACCCAGCAGATTGCCGCGATGAAAGGCCAGCTGCCCCCCGATGGTGACCCCAGAGGCCAGCGCCACCGCCCCCGTCGATCCGGCAATCGACAGCGCCGTCGCCCAGGACGACCCGTCCGCGCTGACCTTGATGGCAAAGTCGTCCGACCCCGCCGTTCCCATCTCCGCCCGGCCGGACCAGCCGGTCTGGAACAGCAGACTGGCCGTGTCAGACGCCGCCGCCTTGTTCACCTTCACCTGATGCCCCGCACCGGCATGCGTGAACAGCACCGCCGGCGATGAAACCGAAACCTGCCCGGTGATCTCGACGCCCGTGTTTGTCACCCGCAGACGCTCTGCCCCGCCGGTGGCGATGCCGATCCGGTCGGGCCCGGGGCGCCAGAGGCCGGTATCGAGGTCGCTCTGCCAGGTCAGCGCCGGGGCGGCGGCGCTGCCGTCGAGAAGCCCGACGCCGACGCCGCCGGCCACGCCGATCGGCACGAAACGGCCCTCTTCTGTGCGCACGAGGATCGTTGCGTGATTGGCCCCCAGCGCGACCGACGTTGCCGCGTTGCCGATCACGTCGGTCCCCTGCGGGGCCACGGTCGCGGAGGCGACCTCGCAAGCGATCACGACGAACCATCCGTCGGGCACATCCGCCGTGGAGGGAAGGGTCACCGTGACCCCGTTTGCTGCCACGACGACGATCTGCCCGCGGTCGGCCGCGGTCAGCGTGGCGTTCGCCGACAGCGCGCGCACGCCGCTGCCGAGTGTCCCGAGGGCTGCAAGCGCGGCCGCCTGGGTACTGTCGGTGCCGAGCGTGTCCGCGACAAAATCTCTCATCTGCACCAATGCATTAGAGAGAGATAGCGCATCCATCGGCTCGGTCTGGAACGCGGCGGCGGCGGGAAGCGTGGTCATACGGGGTCTCCGAGATAGGTCCAGACGACATCGGTGAGGGTGTTCCAGACGACCTGACCGCGGCGACGGGTCCAGACGTATTCGAGGCCGTCGTCCTCGCGGGTGATCCAGAGAACGGGCCTGGCGATGCCGGCCTGCGCCTCGACCCAGGGACCGGCCGACCGGCCGATGGCGCGGACTCGGAACCGGGTCCGCGGCCCGTAGGGCGGGCGCAGCACGATCTGGGCGGCGGCGGTCTCGGCCGCGCGGGACCAGCCGGCGGCGGCGACCTGCCGGATGCCCCTTCGGCCATCTCGATCTCGTAGTGGGTGGCGCCGGGTGCCGGGCGCCAGGCGAGATGCGCCATCGCATCGGGCGAGAGGCTGATGCGCAGATCGGTGACCGCCGGTGCGTCGGGCAGGCGCGGCAGACGGCCGGGACGGATCGGCCGCGGCGTGCGCCCGGTCTCGGCCGTGTGCACGGCTGGATCCTCGACCACGGCCTCGATCTCGACGGTCAGCGCGTCGCGCGGGCGGACGGAGGCCACCTTGGCACGCGCGGTCTCGGTCCAGCTTCGCCCGAATATTGCGTGCGTGCGCAGCCGCCCCTGCCCGGTGTCGGGTGTGATATCAGGGTCGGCCGCCAGCACCGCCTCGCGGTCGGTGGCGCCACGGCGGGCGGCGAACGGCCCGGCGAGCGATCCGTCGCGCCGTCTGAGGCCGATGACATGACCATCGCCCGACCAATCGAGCGGCTCGCTGAGGGTCAGCCGGCGGGCGGCGGCGTTCCAGGCCACGACCTCGGCCGAGGCGCCCCAGCCCACGAGGTCGTGCTGCACCGCGATGAGATCGCCCGGAGCGGGGATAAAGCCCTCCATCTCGGTGGCGAAGTGAATCACCCGGCGGCGGTAGCGGTTGCAGGCCGCGTGATAGAGGCCCTCGCGCAGCGCCTGAGCGCGCGAGGTGACGGCATCCAGGCGGATCGTGGCCGGGCGCACAGGGGTTGCGTTGCCGAGATTGGCAATCACCCGCTCGGGCTGCCAGGTGGTCGCGTCGAGGTAGCTCACCTCGACGGCATCGGCGGTGCCGGGTGCAGGCATCAGCCAATCGATCGAGAAGCTTCCCTCGACGATATTATGCTGGCTGAAGAGCGCGACGGGCACAGTGTCGGGCCCGTCCCGGACGGCCCGCAGCCGCCCGCCCTGCATGAGCATCCGCGCCCGGCCCGCGGCGGCGACGCGGCCGGCGGCGTCCCACCAGCTGCCGGCGTCGGCGAGACGAATGTCGCAGACATCGCCGCGCGCGGTCCAGAGCGCATCGAGCGCCGCGAGGCCCGCGAGATCGATCCGCGCGTCGGGCAGGCCGGGCCCGTAATCGGCATTGCGCGCCATGTCGGCGAGCGCCCAGGCGATCGAGCGGGTGGGCTGCGGCGCGGTCCAGCCGCTGCCGGTCCAGACCGGCAGCTTGCGGGTGGCGGTGACGTAGACCTGCCGGCTGGCCTGCCGCGCGAGGTTTCCGGTGGCGCGCATCCGCATCGCGATCAGGGTCACCGGCGGCCAGTTCTGCGGATCTGCCCGGTAGCCGCGCAGCGCGCCCCAGTGCACGTCGTGGGCGTCGGTCTCGGCGGCGGAGCGGACGTCGGTGCGCCAGGCCCGCACGGCCCAGCGCTGCCCGGGCGCGGGCGCGTTCCAGACCCAGCTGCGCCGCTGCGGGGTGCGGGTTTTGTCGCGCAGCGTCGCCTCGCCGAGGAGCACCCAGTCGCCGCTCGGATTGCCCGCATCGGTGATCGGGCGGGCCTCGATCCGCACGGTTGTAGCGCGCTCGGCGAGCCGTCCACGCGAGTCTGTGGCGTAGAGGCCGCCGGGCCAGATCAGATCGACCGCGAGGCGGGTCGCGACGGCGCCCGCGGGTACGGCCGGGAAGCCGGTTTCGCCGCCAAGGACGCTGTCGACGTCCATCTCGCCTGCGGCGGCGGTCCAGCCCGGTGCCTCCACGGTCCAGGTGTCGTCGTCCGGGATGACGCCGATGGCGGCGAATAGTTCCGGCTCGCCGTCCGCGCTCAGCCGCACCGTCTGGCCGCTTGCGCGGCGGTGCTGCGCTTCGGTCACGATCAGGGTTGCGCCGGATCGCGTATAGGACAGGCGCGCCCGCGCGCGCAGCTCCTGCCCCGAGACGAGGGGCGAGGTGTCGACTGCGGTCGGAAACAGCGTGACCTGCCCGCCGGGCGGTACGACCTCGACCGCGACCTCGCCGAAACTCTCGACCGGCACCTCGCCGATCTCGATCCGCTCAATCTCGTACTCCCCCGCGCCGAGGCAGTAGAGGCAGTAGAGGAACTGTTCGTTGCCGGCCGTCTCGGCCCAGGGGGCGGCGGCGAAGTCCGGCTGCACGCGCAGCCGGCCGTACTGCACCGGGATCGCCTGTTCGAGGCGCGCGGCGTTGCCCTGCGCCGTGAGGCTGAACACCTCGCCCGGGGCGGCAGCGGCTCGGCCGTGGGCGGGGGCAGGAGTGCGTTGATCAGCGTCTGTCCGCCGAGGAGAAGGGCGAGCCGCGCCGCGCCGGCCGTGATCGCGCCGCCAAGCGCATTGCTCCAGAATCCACCGACCGGCCCGGAGATCGCCAGAAGCGCGAGCGACAGGAGCGCGCGCACCGGATCCGATCCGCCTCGTCCGCCGCCACCCGCGGGCAGGACGACGAACAGGAGGTGATCGCCGTCGGCCAGCCGCCGCCGCCAGGCTGCGCGCAGGACCGGCCGGCCGTTCAGGACGGCGATGACGGGCCGACCGGGCGCAGGGGCGAGCGCGGCGATGCGCCGCCGCCGGCGCAGGATGCGCCGGTCGGCCGACGCGGGGTCGAACGGATTGAGGACGATGACGAGCGCAGCCCTCACGGCACTACCCAATCGCGATGACGCAGACAGTTCACGACCCGATACCCCAGCAGACCGAGACGATCGACGGGCGTGCAGATCGCACCTGCCCGCTCGATGCTGTGCAGGACTCGGCCCGGCTGTCCCGGCGCCGGGGCGACCCAGAGGCCGATATGGCAGGGGTGCCGTCCTTGGGCCATCAGGACGCCGTCTCCCTCGGCAGGCGGGTCGGCGGGCAGCCAGTCAGGCAGGGCTGCGGCGATGGCGCGGGCGCCGGCGCGCCACGAGGACGGATCGACCGGCACGGGCGGCACCACGCGGCCGAACTCGGCCGCCCAGACGGCGCGGGCGAGCGACCAGCAGTCGCCCGTCCCCGGCACCCAGGGCCGCCCGATCCAGCGGGCCGTCCAGTGGCCTGCCGCCGCCGTCATCCGCGGGCCTCCAGCGTCGGGAACCGCTCGCGGTCATAGACGAGGCGAGGAAAGCGCTCGTTCACGAGATCGACCCAGCCCGCCTGGGCAACCAGCCGGAAGGGGGTGGCGCTGACGGACCGCAGCGTGAGACCGCCGACGACGTAATCCGGCCCGTCGTCGGCCCGGTCGGCGACAAACCGCCTCCAGACGATTTCGATCGGATCGAGCGTTGCCACGGCCCGGTCGATCTCGGCCACGATCTCGCGCCCGGCGGTGTCGATCTCGGCCTCGAGCACGCCGGGCGCCTCGGGCGAGATCTCGGGCGGGCGCAGGCGGAAGGCGAGCGGGATGAAGGTGACGAGCGCGCCCGGATCGCGCGGCGCATCCGCCTCGAGCCGGGCGGCCAGCGCGCTGCCGTCCGCGACGATCCGGAGCGCCGTCGTGAACGCCGGGTGCCAGATCTCCAGCGTGTCGAGGACGACGACACCGTCCGGGACGGAGGCATAGGCCTCGGCGAGCGCGGCAGAGAGCGCAGGATCAGGCATCGCGGGCCTCCACGGGGATCGCGACCTCCCAGGCGAGGGACGGGCGCGGCTCGGCGGTGGCGGGACCGAGCGGCAGCACCTCGCGCAGCACATGGCCGCCGCCGACCGCGATCGGGCAGCGGAACCAGGCCGATCCGCCTGCGGTGCCGAGCGCCGTGCCTTCGGCGCGCGTCGGCACGAAGACCCCCGCCTCGCGCCCGCCGCGGCGTGCATTGATCTGCGCCACCGCGATGGCCGCCGAGCCGGAGCCGGCGTAGAATGTTTCGTTGCCGTTCATCGCCGCAATCCGCACACGAACCGGATCGGACCCGGAATGGACAGGCGCAGTGATGCAAAGACGCGTCCATGCGCCGACAGGTGTAACCGCAGCCTCGATCTCGGACGAAACAGCGGTGACGGTGCGCGCGCCAAGATCGACCGTGGCGAAGCGGTGCGTCCCGTCGCGACCGAAGATCCCCACGCGCGCACCGCCGCGACCGATCGGCAGGAGAGAGACGACGGCTGTGCATCTGTCGTTTGCCGTCCAGCCCGGATCGGTCAGCGCGCGCAAGACGGAATGATAGCCGGTCGATGCATCCTCGACGAGAACGTCGCAGGCGACGAGATCGGGACCGATCGCACCGCCTGTGGTGACCGTCGCGCCGGTCGCCGCCCAGTCCGCGAGCGTGTCCGAGGCGCCGGCGAGCGACCAGGCCTCGTCGCCCCACCAGGCGCGGAACGCCGCGAACTCGGCATCCGTCAGGCGCACCGCCAGCGTCGGGCGGTCGCGCCGCACGGCGGTGATCCGGCGCGCGCGAACCGCGATTTCGAACTGGGTGCGGCGGGCGTTATCGGCAAGCTCCAGACGGTAGCCCCGGCCGACCGGCGGGGGCAGGCTGTCGGGCCATCGGCGGATCATCGGCGCCCCCTCACCGACCGCGCCGACGGGCGCCGAAGACGCCGCCGAGCGCCGCTGTGAGCTGCCCATGGCCGCGCAGAGCGTTCTCGGCCAGACCCGCATCCACCCGGTCGATGATCAGCCGCATGACCTCCTCTTCAGACGTGTTCAAACGTTCTTCGGTCACCGTTTCCCCGCCCTTCGCCGTGTTGTTGATCACCTCGACACGGATCGGGCGGGCGGCAGCGGCGGGGCCGGACGCGGGGCCGTCGGCAGACGGCAGCGCACGCGCGGCCCAGGGCGGCAGGCCCGACGGCACGCCGCCGAAGGCAAATGGAACGACCTCAGCGCCCAGATCGACGGCCAGGTGCCCAGATGCCGCGCGCGCAAGCGGCAGGACCGTCTCGATCCCGCCCATCAGCGCGCGCACCCCGCCCGCCTTGAGCGGCAGGATCGCCTCCGCCCCGGCCTCGCCCATCAGGCCGGTGCGACCGGAACCGAGGCCGAACAGGGTCGGCGCCTCGACGATCTGCCCCGAGAAGGCTAAGCGAGCGGGGGGATACCCTCGCGCGCGGCCCGGGGCGGCAGGCCCGACGGCACGCCGCCCCGGGCAAAATGGAACGACCTCAGCGCCCGCGACGCCGCCGGCGGCCGCGAAGGGGGCTGAACAGGCTATCGATGAGGGGGTTGATCAGCGGCATCACGAACTGCTGCGCGGCCCGCTCGGCCGCGATCCGGGCGATGGTCCGGATCACGAGGTCACCGAAGGCCGCGAAGGCCTCGCCGGCGCTCTTCGTGCCGGCGAGGAAATCGGCGAAGACGTCTGCGAAGCCGGCTTCCAGCCCCTCGCGAATGCGCGCCATCTCTGCGCCCGCGCCGTCGAGGCTCGCGACGATCCCGTCCATCGCCCGGCGCATCTCCTCGGCGGCTCCCTCACCGGCGGGGCCTATGGCCTCGATCCGCGGGATCAGCTCGGCCAGCGCCTCGGCGGCGCGTCGTTTGGCCTCCTCGACGGCCTCCGCGCCTTCGGCCGCGCCCATGAGCCCGGCGCGAACCTTTTCGTTGATTCCCGCGACTGCAAAACCGAGATCCTGAAGCGCCGCGCGGCCCCGTTCCCGCAGCAGATCGCGCCCGTCGGCCGCCCCCCCGCCGCCGCCACCACCTCCACCACCGCCGCCACTGGCGGGCGCCGCCGCCGCGACCGGCTGACGCTCGGCCTCGATAGCCCGCAGTTCGGTCTCGGCGGCGCGGCGTTCCAGATCGACGATCCGGGCGATCTGTTGCCGCCGCCGCTCGTCCAGAGCGAGGTCCATCGACGCATCGCCGGTCGGCGGCAGTCGCGGGATCGCCCGCTCGGCGCGAGCCTGCGCCAGGGCCCCGGCGAGACCGACGGAATCACCGGCGAAGCGCACTCTCAGTTGTGCCTCAGACAGACGGGCCGCGGCCGCCTCTGCGAGCGCAGAGAGCTGGCCGAACGCCGCTCCGATCTCGGCCCCGAGCGCTCGGGCCTGAAGACGGGCGCTTGCAAAAGGGCTTGAGAGATCCACGCCGGCCAACCCCTCGGCCGCCTGCCAGGCGGCCAGGATCTGCGCGCGCAGCTCGGCGGAGATGTTCGCCGCCTCGAGCGACTGCGCGAGCGCGTCGCGTTCGGCCCGCGCCCTCGCCAGAGCCGCCTCGGCGCTATCGCGCCCGTGGAGCGCCTCGATCGCTGCAATCTCAGCGCGGCGTTCGAGCTGAGCCAGATCATTGCGCGCGCGATCCTCGGCGTCGAGACGGGCAATCTCGTCACGCACCATCGCGACCGCCCGCGCGTAGTCGGCAGCAGCGCGCTGAGCGTCTTCCCATTGACGGCGCTGTTCCTGTGTCGCGTCGGGCGGCAGGGGGGTGCGAAGCGCGAATTCCTGTCCTGCAACCACGCCAGCGCGAGAGACCGGATCGAGTCCCCGCGTCGCCAACTCGAGTTGGGCCCGCGCGAGCTCGTCGATCTTCCCGCGTGAGCGATCGGCGGCGGCCCCGAGCGCGTCGATCCCGCGAGATCCGGTCTCGCCCGTCTCTCGAGCGACGTCCGCGGCGTTCACGGCGATGATCGAGAGGGTCTCGGCGAGCTCCTCGAGCGGGGCCGGGGCACTGTCGAGACCGTCGGCCGCGATCGTCTGAACCGCCGCCAGTGCCCGCGCTGCGGCCTCGGCGATCGCAGCCGGGCCGTCGGCGCGAGCCGCGTCGAGCTCGCGGATTGCCTCAACGAGAGCCCGCGCCTCGGTCGTTCCGGTGCCCAGGCGCGCGGCCAGTCTTGCGATGCGCGCGTCAAGGTCGTCGATCGCGCCTGCTGCGGCCAAGGCGTCGAGCGTGCCTTGCAGCCCCGCGATCTGCTCGGCCTCGGCAGCGGCGGCACGGCGGTTGCCTTCGGCCAGAGCCTGCGCCCGCCGCGCTTCGGCCTCCGCCAGCTGCGCCTCGAGCGCCGCGCGCACTGCTGAGCGTTCGGTGATCGCCCAGATATCGGCCCCGGTGCCGAGCCGGGGCAGCTCGATGGCGGCGACGGCGGCATCGAGCTGCCGCGTCGCCTCGGCCGTGGCCAGCGCCCGCCGGGCGGCCAGCGCGGCGCCGACAGCGTCGGCCAGCCGGCCATAGGCGGCAATCTGCACCTCAATCGGGGCCGAGGCGTCCCACCCGGCGTCCCGGAGCGCGCGCAACGCCTCGCCGAGCGCGTCGAGCCGGTCGGCGAGCGTGTCGCTCTCGCGCCCGGCGGCGAGCGCCTGGAGCGCCCATTGACCGAGAACGGCCACGCCAGCCGTGAGGCCCATCGCGACGAGGTTCAGGGGCGACAGAACGCCGAGCAGCGCCTGCCCGAGCGCGCGGACGGCGCCGGCTGCGCCCAGCGGACCCAGCACCTGGGCGATCTGCGTGCCCTGCTGGACCGCGAGTTGCAGCGGACTCTGCCCAGCCGCCAGCATCTGCCCGATATCGTTGAACTGCGCGACAAGGTTGCCGACCTGGCCGGCTGCGATCTGCGACCGCTGCCCGATCCCCGCCAGCGCCGCCCCGGCCGCCGCGCCGCCGCGCACCGCGTCGTTCGCCCGCGCGTTCAGCCGCCCGAGTTGCTCGCCCGTCTCGCGGATCGCCGCCTGCGCGGCGTCGGCCTCGGCGGCGATCAGGATGCGCAGCCGCATGTCCGTCACTGCGCGTCCTCCCATCCCATCAGCCAGTCGGCCGGATCGTCGTCGCGTCCGCCGACGGCGTTCTCGATTGCCGCGGCGAAAACCTGCGCGTCGGCCCAGACGGCGGTGCGCACGGCGGCCATCAGGCGGGCGGCCGCGGCGGCCTCGGCCCTTGCATGGCCGGCGGCGAGGGCGCGCAGCTGCGGCCCGGTCATCGCCATCACCTCGGCGAGGGAGTGTCCGCGCCCGACGAGCCAGGCGACGAACTCGCCCCATCCGGGACCGCCCGATCCGCCCCGAGCGCCTCCAGACCCCGGAGCAGCGCCGCCGCGAGCGGCCCCGCCGAAAAATCCCTGACCGCCCGCGTCAGCGCGAAGAAGCCCTCGATCGCCTCGGCCGCGTCCGCGAATTCGTCGGGATCGACGCCCGTGGCCGCCTTGAACGACCGGTCGAGCGCGGGCCGCGCCGCCTCGATCGCGTCGAGCACGTCGTCGGAGGCGAGGCAGGCCGCGAATTCACGGGCGAACCGCCTTGCGGCGGCGTAACGCGTCAGCGTCAGCGGCGGCAGCTCGCGCGTCTGCCCGCCGACCGCGATCGAGGCGCCCCGGCCCGCCAGCGCGTCGAGATCGTCGCCCATCTCCCTCATCCGGCCGGTCACGACACGACAATCCGCATGAAGTCGTCGTTCGGGTCGTCCTTGTCGAGCACGAGGCCGAACTGCGTCGAGACGCGGCGGAATCCGACATCCTCGACCCCCTGCGCCTCCTGCCGCTGCAGGCGGCGGCCGAAGAAGATGATGCGTTGCCCGGCGGTGCTGCCGATCTGCCAGCCGAAGGTCGTCTCGACCGAGGCGTTCATGTCGAGCCGCCACTGCTCCTCCTGGGCGGCGGTCAGCTCGAGCAACATCTCGCCCTTCGGCTGGCGGTCGGTGATCACCACCTTCTCGCCGCCGAGGATCGCGTCGTAGGTCAGCTCATTCCCGATATCCAGCGTGAATCCCTTCGACGGATAGGCGGTGCCCCCCGAGACAGAGCCACCCGAATAGCTGCAGCCGAGCAGGATGTTGCCCGAATTCGCAGACCGCGGCAGCAGAGGCGTCTTCCAGGCCGCGTAGGGGTTCGTCGGCCCGTTCCAGGACGAGCTGCTGCCGATGGTGTCGAAGCCCTTGAAGACGAACCGCGCCCGGGGGATCCGGTAGGCGGTCACGTCGAACGACACCTGCCCCCGGCAGCCGCGTGAAATCCAGTGGAATCCGTCCTCCCAGTAGCGGATGACGAGGCTTTCGCCGGGCTCTGAAACCGGCGTGTATTCCACGCGATTGGCGGTAAACACGGTTTCGGCGAAGCCGCAGGCGCGCAGAAGCTTGCCCCAGGGCGGCGGCGTCCCGGCGGTGCCGCTCGCCGCAAGCTCGACCTCGAACTCGATGACCTGAACCGACGGCCCCGGGATCTCGTCGGAGGACCCGAGAAAGGGCCGGTAGAGATCGCGCTTCTCGTTCATGCGCTCGATGCGATGCCGCGGCCGGGTGCGCGGCAGCACCTGCAGCGCCTGCGGCCAGGTGAGCGACGCGGGCAGGCCGCCGCCGTAAGTGGCTTCGACTTCTGCCATCAAGGCAATCTTGCGGGCCAGACGGGTCATCTCAGCGGTCCTCGGTCAGACGGACATGGGTCCGGGTGTCGGGATCCCACCGCCAGCGGCCCGGTCCGGGCGGCGGCGGGACGTCGTCGTCGACAGCAGATCCGGCCATGTCCGCCGCCGCGACGGCAGCCGTCTCCGTCCCGTCATCGGTTTGCGGATTCTGATTGCGGTCGATCTGGCGGGGCATCGGTCACTCCGTTTCAATAAGGACGTCGTCCAGCACGAAAGACAGCTCGTAGAGCAGGACGCCACCGGCGAGCGATCGCAGCTCTCCGGCATCGAGCCTCAGCACGCCCGGCGTGCCGTCGTCGGGTGTCCAGCCGGACAGCGCTGCCTGCGCCGCCTCGGCGAGCGTCTCGATATCGATGGTCCCGCGCGCCTGCGCCGGGTCGGGGGCACGCAGGATCAGAACGACCCCGATCCGCCGCGTGACGGCCTGGCGGACCTGCCCCATCACCGCCGCACCCGCGCCGCCGCGCATGCCGAGCGGCAGCACCGCCGCCGCCGGCGTCACCTGCGGCAGGGCGTTGCGGGCGACCAGGGCCGCAAAGTCGGCCGCGAGCATCGTCCGCCCGGCCAGCGGGGGCACCTGCGCCTGGAGCCTGTCGCGGATCGCCGAGGTCAGCATCAGACGAAGCCCTTCAGGTTCTCGGCCGTCAGCGGCCGCGCGCGATCGGTGATGCGCGCACCCGTCCCCCCGGTGCCGGCGGGCTCGGCGCCGGCCGCAGAGATGCGCAGCCGCCCGTCGGCGATGTCGCGCAGCAGCTTCAGCGCGTCGCGGTAGTCGGCCTCGATCTTGGGGTCGGGCTGGCCGATGTGGAGCTTCCAGATCGCGATCGCGGCGGCGAGATCGGCGATCAGCGCCGGCACGGCCGCGAGCGGCAGGACGTAGCGACCCGCGAGATAGCCATCGATCACGGCGTCGGCGTCGGCGAGCGCGCGGGCGACCGCGTCGGGATCGACCGTGCCGGTCGCCACCGTGCCGCGATCGGTCAGTGCGATCAGCAGCGCCTCGCCGTAGCGCTCGATCAGCTGTGCCAGCGTCGTATAGGCCAT